TTTGGGCCCTCTTGGAATAATACTAGCTTTTCAAACAGTAATAGCATTAGTAGAAAAATATGCTATAGAAAACCAATCAACTGCTAAATCTTTGCAAGATTTTCAGAATCCTATTGATGAAAATATAGCAAAACTTTCTTTGTTAAAAAGAGTTATAGAAGATAATAATATTTCTTTAGAAGAAAAGGAAAGGATTGTTAAGGCTGCTGCTACAGAATTTGATTCTTTGAATGGTGTTTTAGATGGTACTGAGCAAGGCTTGACTAATGCTTCAATAGCTGTAGATAATTTAATAAACAGTTTTAAAGATTTAACTTATGCAAAAGGTGTTTTAGAAATAGCTCAAGACAAAATGAAGCAACTAATAAAAATATCTGTAGATGGTTTAGGTATTGATGGAGGTGCTTTTCATTCCGTAGAAAACTTCTTTAGATTATTTACTGCTTCTCCTGCAGGAGTTTCTTTAGCTAGAGCACAAAATACTATTGCTATAATGGATGATTTAGATAGTAAATCAGACGAATTATATAAATCTTTGCTTAAGAAAACAAGTGATGGTAAAATAACATTTTTTGAATTATTATTTGGGACAGAAACAAAAAACAAAACATCTAACAAGATATTTAAACAAAAATATCTTGACTTAACTAGAATTATCTCAGGGTTTCAAAAAAGAGAAGAGTTAAATATTGAAAGGGGTGAAGCAAACAAGTTAAAGATAAAACAAAGATTTGAGGTAAAAGATTTAGAGTTGCGAAAAAAAGGTTTCATTCAAAAAGAACTGCTTAGATACCAAGACTTTATGAATTCTAATGCTAGTGATGAGCAGAAGGCTTTAGCTAAAGAAAAATATGAAAAATCAATAGAAAAAGCAAGGATAGACCATTTAACAGCCCTTAGACAATTAAACTTAACTCATTCTGTAGAAACATTAAAACTAGAGGAAGAGCAAGCTGAAAAGCTAATACAGCTCGATTTTGACTTGCAGGATAAAAGACTGGGCTTAACCAGCAAATATACTGATATCTCTATGATTATGGCTTCTACAGCTGCCAATAACACGCTAAAAGCAGAAATATCTCATGAGGAGAAAAGGTTAAAGCTTTTTAAGGGCAGTGAATTTGAAAGGACTGAAGCGGAAAAGAACTTAGCTATGATGCGAATAAAACTTCAGGATGAAGAGCTAGAACACGACCTGATGGTTATAGACATGAAGATGAAGGCTCAATTAGAATATGCAAACTTTGTATCAGGAATTGGAAACGTATTTAAAACTCTTGGTAAAGAAAATGAAGGATTAGCTAAAGTTGCATTAGTATTAGAAAAAGGCGCTGCTATAGCAGGAGTTGTTGTAGAAGCTCAAGCAGCAAACCAAAAAATATTATCTGCAAGTCAAACAGAAGTTGGTTTTTACAATGCTTCTGCTGCTGCAACTGCATTACTAAGCCCTGAAAGGTCAGCAACTTTTAAGCTTGCTGCAGGTGCTGCTCAAGCAGGCGCAGCCAAAAGAATAGCTAAAAACAATATTGGAGCAGGAATAGCAATAGCAAACATATTAGCAACTACTTTAACATCTAGGACAGCACCTTCTGGTGGTGGAAGTGCTGGAGGAGGCGCAGGTGGTGGTGGAGGTAGAACCTTTGACTTTAATTTAGTAGGAAGCACAGGAACAAACCAATTAGCAGAAGCAGTAGGAGGTCAGTTCCAAGAACCAATACAAGCTTATGTAGTAAGTAATGAGATGACATCACAACAAGAACTAGATTTACAAATACAAACAGGAGCATCACTTGGTGATTAATATAAAACAAATAATATAAAAATCGTTATCAAAGTATGGAACAAGATATTATAGAACTATTTATAGACGAAGAAAATGATTTTTCTGGTATAGAAGCAATTTCTATAGTAGAATATCCAGCAATAGAAGAAGACTTCATTGCTCTTAAAGAACAAACAATACAGTTAGCAGAGGTAGATTCTGAGAAAAGAATCTTAATGGGTGCTGCATTAATACCTGACAAAAAGATATTTAGACAAAGTGGAGATAAAGAATACTTTATATACTTCTCTAAAGATACTGTTAGGAAAGCATCTGAGCTGTTTCTAACGAAGGGTAAACAAAACAACTCAACACTAGAGCATGATGTAGAGTTAAAAGGATTAAGCGTAGTAGAAAGCTGGATTATAGAAGATGAGAAGAAAGATAAGTCTGCTAAGTACAATCTTAATTTACCTGTGGGAACTTGGATGGTATCTGTCAAGGTAAACAACGACCAGATATGGCAAGAGTTTGTAAAAGAAGGCAAGGTAAAAGGTTTTAGTATTGAGGGCTTTTTTACAGACAAGCTTGACGAAAGACCAAGAGAAAGCGTAAAAGAAGAAATAGACTCTGAAGAGTTTGAAGCATTAGCTAAGATATTTCAACTAGAAGATATTGTGCTTTCACAACTAGATGTAGAATTAGAAAGCTATAACGACTATCCTAAAGGAGCTAGAAATAATGCAAAGAGAGCATTAAAGTATAAAGAAGAAAACGGTAGTAGTTGTGGAACACCAGTAGGATGGAGAAGAGCTTCACAATTAGCGTCAGGTGCTAGTATTTCTCGTTCAACAATAGCTAGAATGGCAAGCTTTAAGAGACACCAACAAAACAAAGACGTACCGTATTCAGAAGGATGTGGTGGTATTATGTGGGATGCTTGGGGTGGTAGTGCTGGTGTTAACTGGGCTATTAGTAAACTAAAGCAAATAGATAAAAAGAAACTAGCTAAAGATTTTATTCCTGTTAATGATGATTATATAATTATTGATAACAGATTGGCTTTTGCTACTAAAGAGATGGCTGAAGAGAAAGCAGCAGACTTAGGATGTGAAGGTTCTCATGAGCATGAAGTAGAAGGCAAGATATGGTTTATGCCTTGTCAAGAGCATTTATTACAAGAAGACCCTTGTCAAGAAGGATATACTCAGTATGGAACGAAAAAGAAGAATGGAAGATTAGTTCCTAACTGTGTACCTGACAAGAACTAATGCCTAAAAAGATAGTAAGCACATATAGAAAGAACAAGAGAAAGTCTCATCCTCATAGCAAGAATGCTAGTATAGGACAGAAGGGATATAAAAAGAAATATAAAGGACAAGGTAGATGAAAAAAACACCAAGTAGAACAAGTCCAACAGGCAAAAAAAGAGGCTGTTTATGCAAGAACGGAACGTACAGTAGTAAATGCTGTGATGGAAGTTTACAAGCACAAGGTATCGGAGCTTTAACAGGACAAGGCACAACTCCGTAATCTTGAAAATGAAACAGATATTATATTAATCGTTATCAAATTAAATAATTATTTATGAAAGCAACAGAAATTATTAAAAAGTTCAAAGAAGTATTACTTTCTGCTGATGCTGAAGAAGAGACTCCTGTAAAAGAGGAGCTTTCTGCTGAAGTTAAAGAGGAAGTTACTGAAGAGCAGGTAGAACTTGCTCAAGATGAAACAGTAGAAGAGAATTCTACGGAAGAATTGGCTGAAGAAGAGTATGAAGAAGAAATAATTGAAGAAGCTCCAGAAGAAATGTATGCTACAAAAGAAGAATTAAACAAAGTTGTAGCAGAATTTAAAGCTATGTATGAGCAAATTATGGATGGAATGGGTCAGGAGGAAGCTGCTGATGCACCTGAAGAATTAAGCTCAGACAAAGTTGCACTTTCTGAAGAGACTGAAGCAATTTCTCATTCACCTGAAGCAGAAGTAGATTCTAAACCAATGAATTTATATTCTCAAAACCGTCCTATGACGACACAACAAAGAGTATTTAACAAATTATTTAACAATTAATTAATTAATTATGGCAACAACAACAAGTATTACAAGTACTTACGCAGGAGAATTTGCTGGCAAGTATATTGCTGCAGCTCTTCTTTCTTCTTCTACTATCGATAATGGTGGAATTGAAGTAAAACCAAACATTAAATTTAAGGAAGTCATTAAGAAATTAGCTACTGGAGACCTAGTTGCTAACGCTTCTTGTGATTTTGCTGCTACTTCTACTGTTACATTAACAGAAAGAATTATTCAGCCAGAAGAATTCCAAGTAAACTTACAGTTATGTAAG